TATATATTTATTTTGTAAATTTAATTACTTTTTTCCTTTTTTCTTTTTTTTTGTCTTTTTCTTCTTTTTTGAATTTTTCTTTTTTTTTGAATTTTTCTTCTTTTTTAAATGTCCAAAAGTTGGTTTAGGTGGAGGTCTACATTCTCCATAGTATAAATCATCTAATATTTTTAATAAATTATTTTTTCTTTTTTGACTTGGTAAAGAAATACTAAATCTTTTTTTAGATTTACTTACACTACTCAACGTTGGAGTTGTGGGTTTATTTAAATTTTTTATATATTTAATTATCGTTTTTGGGATATGAATACAAGCGGCTGTATCACCACTATGAAGAGGGCAGATATGTCTTAAAATATTATATTTTAGTGCGCTAGGTCTAAAATAATAGACTTTATCTAATGGACCACTAGCATAGGATATATTCTGTAAATAACGTGAATTAATTTTGTGTTGTTCCATATGTTTCCTATTTAATTCCTCCCTAACATCCCCATTAATATAAAAATTACATTTAATTATTTTTTCTAAGAAAATAACTACATTATCCAAATGCTCAGGAGATGTTAATGGGGATTTATTATTAAAATTCATATCCCAATTATTTTCTTGGATTGTTGTATCTGTTAATGGTAATGGATTTAAACAAATTGTTGAAGTATATTTATCAGGAAATGTAAATTCTCCAACATAATTTGTTCCTGGTAAAATAGATCTTTCTATTTGAATTTTTTTACAATTAGGACCACTACAATATCCCCACCCAAAAGTCCACAATATAACATTTACCGGTTCTGGAACATTTACTAATTTTAATTCCATAAAAAAACATACAAATTCGTGTTGACTTATTTTTGCTAATTTATATAAAATTTGCCAAATTTTTGTATCATCCGCAGTAAAATTCCATTTACCAATTGTAAAGAAAAATTTAACATTTTCTTCTACTATACTATATTCATAAGGAATTGAATTCCTGTTCACCGATTCTGTTGAAGTTGTAATAAATAAACTTGTTTTTATTTTTGTAATATTACCTGCATTCTTTATTATATTAATAATATTATCAATACTAAATCTCGGAGATATTTTACTTTCACCTATTCTTGGATTAAATAAAGTACTTCCATTATAAAATTCTGCTTCTTGAATATTAATAATATTATTTATATTATTAATATTTCCTGTTTTTTTTGACATTATATATATAATTTATTCAAATATTATTTTTTAATCTTATAATTATCTATTACTAATTTATTTTTAATTTTTTGTTTTAATTCCTCTATATGTGTTATAACAAATACTAATTCAAATTGACTTTTTAGGTTATCAAATAAATCCACAATATTCTGTTGATTATTATGATCCATTGTTCCAAATCCTTCATCTATAATAAAAAAGTTAGGTGTCATATAATTAGAAATAGTAATTAATCCCATACGAATTGCCAAGGATAAAATAAATTTCTCAAATCCAGAACAGTTTTTAATAGGAACTTGTTTATCTCCAATAATACTATAAAATATCAATTTATCTTCTTCTAATAATACTTTACAGGTAAAATGTGCTCCAACTGATAATATTCGATTGATTTGGTTTTCTAGAATATCACATTTCTTTTTAATTAGGTAAATAGGATATCCCTTCCAGTTAGTTATAGTCTCGTAACAAGAATAGTAATCAAGTTCTAATTTGATTTGCCTAAATTCTTCCATTTTTTTAGGTAATTCAATTTCTAATTCTGAAATATTATTTAGGTCCTGATCCAAAATACCTAAATTACCGCATACTTTTTCCATTCTCGATTTCAAATTATAACTATCCATATCTGAATTATAACCTAAATTATCTATCTCTATACCTAAATCTACATATTCTTTTCTATATCCCATCAATAATTCATGATTTTTATTATATTCTAAAATATCTTTTTCAATACTCTTATATTCTAAATTCATATTACCTAAATCTTTCTTAATTTTATTTAGGTCTTCATCATATTGTTTATTTAATTCAATTTGTTTCTCTAGTTCATAATATTGATTACCTAAATTATTTAGTTTTTCAATTTCAATACCTAACTTTTCTATATCTATTTCTAATTTATTCTTTAATTTAATATCTTCTAGTTGATTACCTAAATTATCTATTTTTATTTTAGTATTCTTATTATCTGTAATATTCTTTTGATTTAGGTTATAGTTATCAATTACTAATTTTAATTTATCTATTTTTAGGTTTAGTTTCTCTAATTGAGTTTCAATACTAGCATATTCTTTTTGATTAGATAGATAATTATTTAGGTTTTCATAATCTGTTTCAATTTGTTTTTTCTTATTTACCTTTTTCTGTAATTTACCTAAATCTTTTTCTTGATTTTCCTTTTCTTCTTTCAATTCATCTATTTTCTTCTCTAGTTTAATTCGACCATTACATTTCTTATTATATAAACATTCTTGACATGAATTATTATACCTAAAACTATCTTCTTCTAGTAAATTGATTTTATCTTGGTATAATTCGGTTGTATTTTCTAGTTTAGTTACCATTTTTTCAACTTTTTTTAATAATTTCTGATAATTTAGGTATTCTGATTCAATTTCATCAATATTAATATCTATATCTATCAATTTAGATATTTCTTTTAATTTCAATTCAATCTCTTTTTTTTCTAGTGTCAATTTGTTTAGGTTTTTTGTTTCTTTTTTTATATTTGATAAATTAGATAAATTCTCTGATTTCATGGATTTAGTTAAAGTATTAATTTGGGATAAAATTTCTTGTTCGTCAGCACATATTTCTAAATTATTTAGGTTTTTTTGTAATTTTTCTTTTTTAATATTATAATTATGAATACAATTTTGGTTCCCTTCTATATCAAATTTAATAAACTTAGGTTCAATTGGAATTTTTTTAGAAAGTAGAATATCTTTTTCTTTTTCTAGTTCTTGAATTGAGATACCTAAATTATTTAGGTATTTTTTATCATATTCTAATTCAGTATTTTCTAATTTGGTTATATTGTAATTTAGGTTATTTATTTTTATATTAAGTTTTTGGTTTTCAGATTTCTTATTGTCATTTATAATAAGTAAATCTAAATGGTTTTTGTTAATTAATAATTCATCTCTAGAATTCTTTTTACTAATTTTTTCTCCAATAATATCTTTTTCTTCTTCAATGATATTACCTAAATCTTTATAGTCTGATTTTAGGTATTTGAGTTTATCTTTAACTTTGGAATGTATGAAATCATAGATATCAAGGGATAGTATTTTTTTTAGGATATTAAGTTGTTCACTATTTTTTAGGTTAATAAGGTTAGAGTGGTTTTCTTGTAGTGAAATATTAGTATTTAGGAGAACATCAATATCGCCAATAATATTGGATATTTTCTTTTCGGTATCTGCTTTTTTGGGTTCACTGATATCCTGCCATTCTCCATCTAATTCATTTTTGAATAACCTAACTTTTGAGAGAGATCTATTTATTTTATAGTCAATATCAAGTATAGAGAATTCAATTTCAGAGGAAATAGATTTATTCTTAGAACTCTTATTAACAATATCATTTTGTGGAGTATCGGGTATTTTTCCGAAAAGGGAGAAGATAATAATTTTGAGAATTGATGATTTTCCTTGTGCATTTTTACCTAAAATACCCCATAAACTATCAATATTACCTAAATCTGTGAAATTGATTTCCTGTTTGTTTTTATAACATAGTATATTTTTGAAACTAATTTTCTTTATTTTCCAAGCACTTTTACTTACTATTTCAGTTTCAGATAATTCATGTATAAAACTATTATGTATATCGATAATCTTTTGTTTTTTAGGTTCAGGATAATTGAGAGTATTTAGGTATTGTTGAAATAGGTTATCGTCATTTAGGTAATTGGATATGTTTTGATTTGAGTGAGTATTACTATATTCAATTTTGAGTGCTTCAATCTTAGTATTAGGCATTTGAACATTGATTTTATCTCTAATTATTTTATTATCAATATAGTCATCATCATAGTATTTAATTCTAATACGTGATAATTTAGGATATGACTCAGGAACTTCTAATTTACTATTCTTATATTTTAGTGTTATAAACCCATAATCATTTTGAATAGGCATAAAAGTACCTTTAGATTTATTTAGGTCCCAGTGAATACAACCTCCATGAGTTATGATATCTTCGCCGTGGGATAGTTGAATTAGAGAACCACAATAAGCAATAGTTTCATTTGAATTTAGGTAAAAATGTTTATGAATATCACCTAAAAAAACCATATCATATCCTAAAAAGTCATTAGAAGTGAATTTATAATCTCCGGTTGGAATATTATGATTTTGATTAATTTCAAGTGCTTCAACCATTCCGTGATACATACCTAACTTTTTTCTATTTGGTGGAAATGAGTTAATATCAATCATTTTTTCATCAAAAACACATATTATACCAAGTGAAATATTAGTACCTAAATTAAATATGGCAGTTTGATTTAGGTAATGGAGATTAGGATAGTTATTATCTTTCAGAATTGCGGTTATAGCGTCAGTTTTGGATAGATTACCCCTAACATTATCATCATGATTACCTGCCATAATAACAGTAGGAAATATCTTGGATAGATTTTCAAAGAATTCCTTAGTTAATCTAATACAATCAGGTGTGATTTTATCACCTTTATCTATGATATCACCAGCAATGACTATTAAGGAATTAGTTTTTTTGTGTTTTTTGAGTTTAGAATAGAGTAATTTGAAGACGGATCTATATTCCGGATGTCTAAGATTATCATTTGGAATATGGATATCTGCTAAGTGAAAGATATAGTCAATATGTTTATCTTTATAAATATCAGTTTCAATAATCATTTAGGTATAAGACCTAACAATTATTTAAATGTTTTAGATATTTATATCTTGAATTGAAGGTTTTGTTGCATTTTTCACAGGTAAAATCACCACAATTTTCAATATGTGCTTTATAGTTGTGTTTTTTAGTGAATGTTTTATTACATTTTTCGCATTTTAGACCTAAACAAATCAATAAATGTCGTTCAAGATAGGTATCCGAAGTGAAATCTTGATTACATTTATGACACCTAAAAGATTTAGGTTCTATTTCTTTAATTGATTTATTTTTTTCAGGTTTGAGAGTATTTAGGTAATCTATCATTTTTTGGTAATTGGTTTCATCTAAATTATACCAAGTAGAATTGGTATTAAATTCTCCGAAAAAGTGATTAAAATAGTTAAAAAATGAATTAATCAGAACATTGACATCGGCATTAATTGGATGTTTTTTGAAATCATCGCGAATATTGAAACTTTGTATTTTTTGAACTTTAAAAGGTGAATATTTTTCAAGCGAATCATTTAATTTAGTGATATGGATATGATCACCTAAAAAATAAAGTGGTGTTTCAGTCGACTTAAATAAATGAATTTTCATTACAATATTAAATATAAATATTTTTAAATTGTTATAAAGAACTTAAAAATGTCTCAGACATAATCAACTTCTTCATCACAAAAAAATTGTGGAAATCGGTCATAAAAAATTGTTATAAAGAACTATAAAATGTATCAGACATAATCAACTTCTTCATCACAAAAATAAAATAATAATTTCCGGGGAATATTTACTCGACCTTAGCCGGAATTGTATACATATTAAACGAACTATAAGGAAATGAAACCTAAATTAAATGATGAAATACTAAAAAGTTAGGTATAATTCTGAAAAGTTAGGTATAATTCTGAAAATTGTTATAAAGAACTTAAAAATGTCTCAGACATAATCAACTTCTTCATCACAAAAATAAATAAAAATAAATTAATAGCATAATCATGACAAATCTATAACTCTAAAGATGAAATCATACCTAAAATCAGAGTATAACAAGAATATTTGAAGGTAAATTACACAACCTTAGCCGAAATTGTAAACATATTAAACGCACTATAAGGAAATGAAACCTAAATTAAATGATGAAATACTGAAAAGTTAGGTATTAAATACAAAATTGTTATAAAGAACTTGAAAATGTCTCAGACATAATCAACTTCTTCATCACAATAATATAAAACAAAGAAAAAACACGGAATTTTTGCGGAAAACAAAGAAAAAACTCATTAAAAACCGACTTTTTTCACTCAAAAACTATAAAACAAGAAAAAAACATTAAAAAAACGACTTTTTCGAGAAAAAAACATCAAATCTTAACTTTTTGTGATGAAGAACTATAAAATGTCTCAGACATAATCAACTTCTCTATCACAAAAATAATTAAAACATACTAGGTAAGGTGTTTCTTATAAAATTCTGGTAATCTACGAAGAAAGAAAAGCATAATCCCTATAAAAATAAATTAAACAAATCTTATATGAATTCAATAAGAAAACTAATTAACTACACCTTAATTCTTATAATAACCCTA